ACAACTTCATTATTGTCTAAAAATTGTATAGAAATAGGATCTTCTCTATATTCCCTAGCTATCCTTTGTCTTTCAGCTTCATCTAAATCTTTTCTTGTTACACCCATTTTTGCATTAAATCTATCAAGAATAAATGAGCCGATTGGATTTACTTTTTCATCTGTTAATACAGTATTAGGATCATCTGGCCTACCTACTATATAATCCTTTAATGTAGGTGTTACAACAGCTGGTCTAGTTAAATCTGCTATAGGGCCTATTTCGCCTGTTCTTGGATTTTCATAATCTGGGCTTGTAGGTAAAACACTTCTATCAAATTCTGTTGGTCGTTGAGGTTGTGGGACTACAGAACCACCGCCACCGCCACCGGTAGGTTGTGGTTCACTAAACCGTAAAAACTTTTGATATAACAATCTATCTTGTGGGTTTAATAATAAATCTGAATAATCTGTTGCCATATTAATAACCTTTTACTTTAAAATAATGTCAATCCACGCTGACTGTTTTTGGATCTCATTGGTGTTGGGAAACCTTGTAATAATCCGCCTAAGAACTGAGCTAACATTCTTTGATATTCTTCGGCTTCTAAGAATTGTTGATAATCAAAATCTGCGTCTTGTTGCTCTCTTGCTGTCCTTCTATCACCAATATCTGTCATAGCACCAAACCTACCTAACTCAGATGCCGTAGCTCCGGAAGCTAATGTTGCAGCGTCCATTAAACCACCCATATTTTGTTGATTGGATAATAAACCAGCATCTTGATTTGCCATAGCTGCTTCAAGAGATGCCGCTTGGTTAGCTAAAGAAGCTTCTAATGATGATGCTTGATTAGCTAAGTCTGCTTCTAATGATGATGCTTGATTAGCTAGATCTGCTTCAAGTGTGTTAGATACATTTGTTGATTGTTGTCTAAATATATTATCTACATTAGCTGAAGCCACTCTAAAAGCATCTTCCTGATTCATGCCTTGCGCTTCAAGGTTAGCAGCTTGATTAGCTAAAGCTGCTTGTTGAGCCGCTTCTGTATTAAACTGCCCTAATGATAAATCTCTAGCTTGATTTAATCTTTGTGCTTCCATAGCAGCATCTAACATTGATTGCTCGGCTGCTAAATCCGTTGCTTGATTTAATCTTTGTGATTCTCTTAAATTATCAATATTTTGTTGTGCAGCAGTATTTAATATCCCAATATCTTGAGATGCTAATTGTGATGCTACATCAAAACCTTGTTGATTTAATAAAGCTGATTGTCTGCCAAGCTCCCTTAAAGCATTTTCATTAATTAATGATTCTTCAACAGCTTGTCTTGTTCCACCAAAAGCTCCGGCTTGAGCTGCCCTAGCTTGTAAATCAGATAATTGTCTGTCCCTACCTCTTTCTATATCACTTAAAGTAACATCTAAAACATTTTGCCTATATGGATTCATATAGGGATCTAAATTTGTATCTGCAAATGTTGTAGGAGTAAATGTTCCAGGTAAACTTACTCTTTCAATATCAAACCCTCTTTCTAATACCTCTCTTGCAGTTATATCGTCTGGATCTGCAACCCTTTCTTCTGCAACCATAGTTCTTGCTATTGCGTCTGGTGCATCAATTAGTCCAGCTGTAACATCTCTTGAAGTAACATCTCTTGAGGTAACATCTCTTGAGGTAACATCTTGAGGTGTGTAACCCGCAGCTGTTGTCATCTGACCATATAAATTATTTAAACGGTCTGTTTCTTGAAATTCATTACCACCTAAAAATTTTAATGCTTCTCTTTCACCAATAGTTGTATAAGTATCAGGATCAACAAATCTATCTCCTTCATACTCTTGATATTGTTTTAGTCCTGTTGTTGTTCTTGGTATAGGTATTCGTGAACCACCTGGGCCAGTTACATAATCAATAATCTGGTTTCCGTCTGCATCTAAAACAGGCCTACTTTCCGTTATAACACCCTTACCTAAGTTAAAGGTTTCTTGCATCATTTGACGGACTGCTGGATCTAACTCTGAACTACCTGAAGATTTTGATTTTCCCATTTTTATAATTCCTTGTCTAATGTGTAAAATGTTGGTTTATAGCCAACATCTTTAAAAGCTCTTTCCCAACCTTTCCTTCCTGTTAATGTTGTATATTTACAGCCAACCTCTTTAGCTTTTTGTTCTAAATAAGGCATAATTTTTTTTAATTCTTCTGTATGACCACCGGCTAAAAAGCCGTGTAAATTATAATATTGTGGAAATACATGAACTTCCGTAATGATAAAGGAGTTTCCAAGAGAATGATAAAACATATCTCCTTTGGCTATACTTTCTCTTACATCATCAAGAGTATGACTGTTCTTTCCATAATCTAATGCCTTTTGTATGTTTTGGCAATTTTTTTCAAAATTTTCTATATTTTCTATATTCATATCGCACTCGCACTAATGTTTCCTGAATTATCAACTGTTATATTATATCGTGTTCCGTTAGGAGATTTTAAAATTAATCTTCCGTCATTAATATTTATATCAGTATCTTTTTTAAAATTTTTTTTATCTTCTTGCTCTAAAGTATTGTTTGTTTGTTGAGCAATACCTGAGTTATATTCTGGAGTTGGTAGTGGTAATCTCATTATCCTCTACCCCCACCTGACCTTATAAAGATTTGCATATTACCTACTCTCCAATCGGCGTTTCTTGCAGTTTCAACTCTAAATTTAACTTCTCTTGCAGTAAATCTTACATCTGTAGGATTGGCTAAAGTAAAAGATCCGCTACTTGGATATGTTGTTTCTGTTCCTGTTGGATAGTTTCTAACTTTAAATTTAGCAGAAACATCACCTAATGTTTTTTCGTCTGGTATTATCTGCAATACATTCATTAATCTTCCGTTAGGTTGGTCTATTTGATATGGCCCTGATTCAGCAAAAACACTTGTTGATTCACCTGAATATGAATATCCAGTTTCGTGTTCATAAAGTTTATAATCAGCACCAATCATAACAGGATTTAAAAATATACCTTCATCTTCTGCACAAGTTCTAGCTAAGTTACCTATTGTCCAATGATTTTCTTTATAGTTCCAAGCAACATATCTATTGTTTTCTGTGCTATCAGAACTAGGATAAAACCACCATATTTCTGAGAATTGAGAATTGTTAAAGGCATATACTTTACTTTTTTGACTAACATTCATATCACTAAAGACATAATCACCAACATCACAAGGTAATGATTTAACAAGTCCGTCATACATAAAAAACTGACCATTTCCCAACCAAACTGCAAAAGTATCAGTAGCTACTATTGAGTTTGCTGAAATAACTCCGCAATTTGAACCAACTCTTTCAAAGGAATACACAAAAGGTAAACCAACATAAGTTGATGTATAAGCATCAATAGTTGAAAGTATAAGTATTTGTCCTTTAGTTCTTATTGCTGTTATTACTTTACCATGACCATTAAGATTAAAGCTACCAGCTTGATTCGTTCCGCTTGGTGTCCAATCTGTATTATCTTCTAAATCAGACCATTGTATTTTTTTTGGATCGCCACCAGCGCCTAAGAGCATTAAAGCTCTTTCTTCTGTAACAATTATACCTTGATTGCTTGTTGGACAATTAGCTATTTGTTGAGCAACAGTTCCGTTTCCTAACTGCCACTCATAAACTTTTCCGTCTGTTGTGCTGCAACCAACTAAATATTGTCCCCAATTATCTAAAGACCAAGTTGTGCAAGGTGTCCATATACCATGATCAGGTCTTTGTGTGCCATAGTTTCCTGTTCCGTAAACATAGTTACCATAAGAAACATTTTCAACAGCGTCATCATTTCCTGTGGTAAAACCAACTGGTGTTATGTCGTATTGTTGTCCTTCAATAGTATAGTAATAAAGTTTGTTTGGTGTTCCTACAGCTAATCTTCTGTTTCTATTGTTATCAGTCCAGCTAACCATTTTTCTTGCTTTGCCTGTTGTTGTAGAAGAACCTAATTGAGTCCAACCTTTTACTGGTTGCATAGCATTATTATCCCAACGAACTAAGTTACAGTCATGCCAACGACCTTTTGATTGTAGTTCAGTTCCGTTTTTATAAACTCCACTTGGTATTTTTAATTCAACATAAGGCATTATTCTTCATCTCTGTTATCTTTTAATTTAGCTACTTCTTGCTCTAACATTTCTATTTTCATATCTTGTCTAGCATCATCTGGTAAGCTCCCCATTTCACCTCTTGGCCATTTAATCCTAAATTCACTATTTAACTCTATGTCTTTCATTTGTAAGTCAAGTTCATGTTCTATGAAGTTTAGTCTTTCAGAAACACCAAAATATCCCCATACTGCTACTGCTACTGTTCCAATTATAGCAATTAAATTTCTTAGTGGTATCGCTATAACTGAATTATCTGAAACTTTTAAACTTTTTTCTACCATTATTATCTCTCAAT